AAGCAGACAAAGGTGACAAAACGCAAAGATGGATTTGGCGTTGTTGTTCGACCGACAGGAAAAGACAGTAAGGGCGTTCGGAACATGGAAAAAATGGCGCATGCCGAATACGGAACGTCAAAACAGCCGGCAACGCCGATTTTGTCAAAGGCGATCGCGGATTCCAAGTCTGCGGTAACGGAAAAAATGCAGGAATTATACAATGAGGTTGTTGGGAAATGACAGTAAATCAAAAGATTATTGCAGCGGTGAGTCCAATAGTGGATATTGAACCAGTTGTATATACTGGAACAAAAACAACATACGCGATCTTTGAATTTTTACCGGACGAAGTTATTGTATCCGGTGACGATGACGCGAGTTTAGATTTGCTATCGCCGCGCATACATTTGTTTTGTCCTGTTTCTTCCGATCCCGAAGCATTGCGGAAATCCATCAGAATCGCGTTGAAAAAAGCAGGTTTTACATATCCAACAATAACACAAACGTACGAATCAGACACGAAACTGCATCATATTATTTTTGATTGTGAGATGCTAAGGGCATCGGAAAGGGAATAGGTATAACATGTATACAGGTTTAAGATATCCATATATCTCTAAATTAAACGAATCAACCGGGTTATACGAAAGTGGATTTGTCGCAAATAAAGGAGTTGAACTTGTTTTCACTCCTGCATTTAATACAACATCGTATCCGGGCGACGATAAGATCGTAAAGCAGATTGACATTTTTAAAAATGCGACCGTTGCGGCAAAAGTAACATCGTTGCCGATCGTTGCAGCTTCCGTCGTATTTGGCCATACCGTTTCCGGCAATAACATTGTTAGGAATGTAGACGACAAGCCGAATTATGTCGGGTATGGATATGTCACTACGCAGGTAAATGATTCCGGTCCGGATACGTATATTGCGAAAGTAATACCGAAAGTAAAATTTGTTGATGGCGCAGAAACATTTACAGCAAACGGTGACACGATCACTGTTACGGCTCCGCAGATTAACGGAGCGGCTGTTGCAAATGATAATGGGGATTGGCTTATCGAGGAAACATTTGATACGATCGAAGAAGCTGAAAATTATGTAAAAGTATACCTGAACATCACAGATCAGGTTGCTGCTCCGGTCGCAAGCGTTGATGCCGGAACATATACGGAAGCACAGTCTGTAACATTGTCATGCGCGACATCAGGCGCAACGATTTATTACACGACAAACGGTCTTACTCCGACGGATGCTGATACAGAATATACGACAGCGATTGCAGTTTCTACATCACAAATGCTTAAAGCAATCGCGATAAAATCCGAGTCACTTGATTCTCGGATTATGGAAAATGAGTACATCATAACGGCATAGTTTTTCCTCCTCCTACGGAAAGGGCGCGGCTTTTAATAGTCCGTGTCCTTTTTGAAAGAAAGGCATAAAAATGAGAAAAATAATAATAAGCGGGAACGAATACCCGATCAGATTTGATTATATGGTTTTGCGCGCACTGTCTGAAAAATACGACAGCATACGGCAATTTGAAATGGATTTACGCGGATGGACTGTTGCGGGAACGGATAAAGACGGAAACGAAATTATGAAAAAGACAAAAGAGCCATCTGTCAGGTGCATTATGTTCTTACTTCCGTTAATGATAAATTCCGCTCTTGATTATCAGGGGTTCGCTCCGGTAGATGAAGAAAAAATCATAAAAGAGATTGATTTGAATTTTACAGAACTTGCTATAATTTTGCACAATGAAATGAAAACATGTTTTAAAAGTTGCATACCTGAAAAAAAAAAGTACGATCCGACTCCGGAAGCCTGAAAAAGTTTCCGTTCGCAGAAATTTTATACACATGTTTGGCAAAATTGAATTTATCAAAGCGAGAGTCAGAACATATTTATATAGGCGAATATTTAGAGTTGTTCGAAGTGTACAAAAAATATTACAATATGGAAGTTATGAAAGAAATATTCGTAGATGAAAAGCAGGATAAACAGGAAACGGAAAAATTGCCGGACTGGTATAAACCACCAAAGGGGTAAACTATGGCGAATAAAATTAGCTTAGGCGCATCATTAACGCTTGACGGCGAAAAAGAATATAAACAGGCACTAAAAGAAATAACATCAGAACAAAAACTGCTCACGTCGGAAATGAAACTATCTGCGGAACAGTTTAAAAATAATGCAAATTCGGTCGAAGCATTACAGTCAAAAAATGAAATCTTGACAAAGCAAATATCGTCACAGACGGACAGGGTTGAGTTATACACAAAAGCGGTTGAAGAATCCACGGCGAAACAGAAAAAAGCCGCCGAAAATGTTGAGAATTATAAGTCTGAACTGGAAAAAGCAAAGACTGAACTTGACAACATGAAATCTTCTTCAAATACGACAACCGACGCCCTTGAAAAACAGGAAAAAGTTGTTTCTGATTTGGAGAAGAAGCTTTCTGTTGCAGAAAATGCATATAACAAAACCACGCAAACGACCAATTCATACAAAACATCGTTGAATAATGCCGAAGCCGGATTGCAGAAACTTGACAACGAGTTGGTACAAAACGAAAAATATTTAGAAGAAGCAAAGACGAGCGCGAATAAGACAGCAACGTCCATAGATAATATGGGAAATAAAGCCGCCGTTGCTAAGACAGAAGTATCTTCTTTTGGCTCAACCATGCAAGCAAATCTGACAAGCGCGGCTATTATTGGCGGCGTGATCGCTCTCGGAAACGCAGTCAAAAGAGTTTCGGAAAATATTGTCGAGTTGGGTGTTGACGCGGCAAAATACGCAGATGATATGCTGACCTTATCCACGCAGACGGGAATTTCTACAGATAAACTGCAGGCATATAATTACATGGCTGAATTGACCGACACGTCTATGGAAACCATTGAAAAAACGATGGTTAAGAATATAAAATCCATGTACAATGCGCAAAAAGGCACAGAAGATTATGTAGACGCATATAATGAACTAGGCGTTGCGTTTGAAGATAGCAACAAAAATCTGCTTGATTCGGAAACGGTATACTGGAATTTAATAGATGCCCTTGGACAAATAGAAGATGAAACAAAGAGAGATTCTCTTTCGCTTGTTATTTTCGGGAAGTCTGCGCAGGATTTAAACACTCTTGTTGCGCAAGGCTCTGCCGGAATTAAAGAATTTACGGACGAAGCAATCAGCATGGGAGCGGTTCTTGATAAAGACACGTTGCAAAAACTTGTAAAGACCTCGGACGCAATCGACCGGTTCACGCAAAGCACAGAAATACTCAAAAGAAAAATCGGTGCAGAGTTATCTGATGAAATCGAAGATTCAATGGATAGAATAACAGAAGCGATCACGGATTCGAGTGACGAAATAGCAGACTTGGCAGAAGATGGCATAAATTTATTAACAGACGGTTTCGAATGGTTAATAGATAATGCCGATATTGTAATTGCCGGGTTGTCCGGAATCGGAGCGTCTATGATAACAGCAAAAGCCGTGAGTGGCGTAACTGCAGCAATAGACGCTTATAAAACATTGTCTGCGGCTACAAAAACAGCCGCTGTTTCGCAGGAAGCATTGAATCTTGCGCAAGCGGCAAATCCAATCGGATTATTGATAACTGCGGTCGCAGGAATAACCGCCGCCATGATTACATATTCAAAAGTGTCAGAGGGTGCAGAAACTGAAACGCAAAAATTTTTAGAAGCAACAAAAGAATCGACTGCAACATTGAATAGCAGTATCGAAAGCAGAAATCAAAATATCCAGTCTATCCAATCCGAATACGGTTTTATGAAAACGCTTGAGACGGAACTTGCTACACTGAATGAAAAAGAAGTTCTGTCGAATGCGGAAAAATCACGCATGAATGAAATTGTTGCGAAGTTAAATTCTGAATTGCCGGAACTCAATCTTGCGATAGATGATCAGACCGGAAAACTTGTCGGAAATACGAAGGCTATCAAAGATTCAATCGAACAAAATCTCGAATGGTATAAAGTGCAGGCGGCTAAAGAGGAATTAACCGAACTATACGAAGATCAAGCCGATGCAGAACTTGAGATTTACAAGATAAATCAACAGTTGGAAGAACAGCA